TGTTTTGTGGGGGCTTTATGGTCTGCCCCCAAGACCTGTGCATTTCATATCGCCTTCTATACTTGAGAGAGAGAGTCCAGTTACACTTCTCCCCTCTTCCCCCTCAAGACTAATTTATGAACACAACAAGTATGACACAAGTGTACACGGTTGTCAAGCAAACTAGGATATTTATATCGTATTGTACTGAAATGTACTTTATTTTTTCCACTCTGACTTTGTAGCCACCTCATCAAATGCCGATCTCTCACCCTGTATGATTTCTTTCTCAGCCTCGACCCAGGAATCTGATTCCATCTTGTCATCGATTAGTTTTTCCGCGTTCTTTCGGGACTTGATGAGCTTACCTACCATGACGGCATCGTATCCGCCTCTCTGGGGACGCTCAAGGTTATCAAGAGCGGACTTTTTTATATGCCAGGCTCCACCTTTTTTCTTTCCCATGAGGACGCCAGCTTCAATGTATCTATCGACCTGGCGTCGGCTCAGTTTGAGATACTCGGCAGCCTGTAGTGCGTTAAAAATTTGTTCTGCCATTATTTCTTCTCCGGTGGAATTCTATAGGTGGAATAACTGCCGTCTATGCGTGGCCAAACTGGTGGTTCGTAAAAAATGTAATAGCTGATATCCATTATATTTTCAACCCAATCCTTATGGCACACCTGGATTATTCCTTCATTTGTGCTGTCATCAAGACAAACGATATGGTCACCTATTTGTACATTAAGACTATCACCAGGTTTTATCTTCTTAATCTTCATGCTGCCCCTTTATCTTTGAAACTTATTTTGTATCGTCGTGTTGTAGCCTTCTTGATTGTCTCTCCGACCTTATCACCGCCGAACTGTTTCAGCGCGTTGAGCTTGGTGAGATTCCATTTCTCAGGAACATCCACCTTTTTGGTATGAGCTGCTATATAAGCGCCGGTATCTATTATCTTATCCCCGATCAATGGATGCTCGAGCAGTTCCCGTAGGATATCAGGATTGACCTCTATCTTAGCTGACACAAGCGTAGCCTCGGAATCACCGAGATCCGCCTTCTTAATCCCCATTTCCTGGAGTTCCGGGATCACTTCCCACTCCAGTTTATTTGCCTCATCCATCAGGGATTTTGCCACCTGGCGATTTAGCTCAATCGTCTTCAGTTTGTCTATCAATTCACTCATCTCTAATTCTCCTCGAAATATTCTTTGATTCCGACTGCTTTTGTGATAGCTAAAGCGGCTTTTTCCCAGGCTAAATTAGCTTCTGTTTGTGTATCAGGATCAGGGTAAGACCCTGCTTCATTACCTTCCCATTCCATAAGTGTTTTCAGGGCTTCAAACAGTTCCGGGGCAGCCGATATAAGCCTTGCGTTGGCTTCATCTTCACCTTGACTTGGCCTATGCCACGTTGTAGCAACAGTAGGATTAGTTCCATTCTTCCTAGGGTTATCCTGATGCGGTGCATGTATATCTGATATAAACGCTGGATCACCAATACTAGTCGGTTCAATTTCCCAGGGTCCTTGTGTATATTCCATCTCTAGTTCTCCCTCTTTCCAATTGTTTTTTCAATGATTAATTTCTTTGTCGGATCACCATTGGTTACACGCATCAGCAGCATACCTAGCATGATCTCATCGGTTGTTAGCTCGCGCTTACCGCGGAATTTATTTATAAGTTGTATAATGAATCTGGACATTTGACCTCTCTTTTGTCCGCTAGACCCTGGGGTGTTACCCAGGGTCACTTAGTTTTCCGACCTATTTAATACGGTTGATTATGTTGGGCTGCTGAATCCAGGCGATAGTTTCATCGCCTACTCTGAACGGTTTAAACCATTGCCTGATAGACCATTCGTGTCCGGCTATAAAGCCTGGGCAGCGTCTTGTATGGTCAATCAGCTTACCGTTTTTATACTTACCGACTGTTATTACTGTTGCCATCTTTTACCTTTATCCCTTTACCAGTTGAGACCAGGATCGCTAGAGTGACGGGTAGGGAATACGAATTTAAAAAGCCCGGTATAATCAGCTTGACTATCGTGTTCCCTGGAGCCTTGTTCCGCGTCCATATCATCTTTTAACTGGTGACCCATCGTATTTAGTTCGATTTCCTGCAATAATTTTTCGACATATTCCATCAAATTACCTTTTTCCCTGTATTGATTTATTGGCCCTGGTTATTCTGGTCAGTTCACCCCCTTAATGTTTTATACCAATATATTTTTCTCATTCTACGAATAGCTTTAACCTGGTCACTATCCCAACCCTTCCAACCTGATTTTTCATCTGATTCCATTCGCCACACATACCCAATTTCTGATGTTCCGCACATATTTCCTACTAAATGACTGCCAATATAAAATCGGTTGTTATCTATGCGCTCGTAGCTATGTGGATTTAACATGGCTGCTTTTTTCTTTGCCATTGGTTTACCTTTACCGCGTGATCAGGTATGCGCGGCCCACCTATTTATTTATTACGCTTTTATTACAAAACCACTGTCATCAGTCCGGGCGTCGCCTTTAGCACGTAAGGCGATAATTACGCCTTTAGGATCAAGTAACCTAACATCCGAATCATCGCCAGATATCACCTTGTATCCGTTCCAGTTTTCAGGTAATTCGCATTTACACTTTGTGTGACATTTACCTTTATTTCCTAACTTGCAAACATTAAAGACGATCGCAACATTTCGACCATTTTCCAGGTTGTCCGCCAATATTTCCGGCGTTGTGTCCTCACTAAATGAATATGTCAGGTGGTAGTTATTCGGCAGTTCTGCACGTTCCGAATATGTGTATTTTGTGTAGTCGTAAAATTGAATTTCCGGGAAAGCTTCAAAGATGGTCAAACCATCAAATTCTGTACCTTTAATTTTGGCACGTTCCCATAAAATATCTGACGTTCCATTTAACCTAATGACTGGAATTAATCCTTCTCTGTCAGCTTTTCGGATTAAGCTTTTAATGTTGGCAACTAATTTTGCCCAATATTGCGGCTTATACCTGACAAACCAGATAGTTTTGTTTATCCTGGCGATCTCAATATGAGTATCAAAAGATGCACGCCCGGCAGTATTTAGGCAGGCTATTTTGCAGCCTTCCGAGGCTTTAGGACATAGATTAACTATGCCTGATACTGTGGAAGGTGCTAGGTATTGGATACCAGTCAGGAAACCTAACTTTTCACCTTTAATAGTTTTGGCATCGCTGCCGACTGTTAGCAAGTAACTAATCTTAGGTGGTGCTGATTGTTGGATTAATGGTAATGTTGCTGTAGTCATTTAAGTACTCCGATACTTTTTTTGATTAGTACCTAGTCAGGATTGCAGTCTTGACCAGGTACGCTTTTATTTGTTTGTGATTACATTATGAACTAGTTGTCATTAGATGTCAAGTAGTATCCAGTTATGCATGATTAATTGCTGATTTTTTCCAGTCCCAAAGCTTTTTTTAATCGTGTCAATGTATCTTTCTGACAGTAATCTGTAGCATCAGCCGGACAGCAATCATCTGTACATTCCAGGGCATTATTGCCACATTCACATTCACCGCCCATTAAGAATTCAACATCCTGGAATAAAATCTCATTTTCGTTCCCGTTCTCTACTAAGTTTGCCATTGTTGCACCTCTTGAAGCTTGTTTATTAATAGCTGGTTATTTCTTGGAATTCCAAAAAGAAAAAAGTGTGGAATATCCATTAATCTCATGGGTAAAATATTCATTTTCAGAATCGTATTCAGAGCTAGTAGGATCTACATTTATCCATTTGTCCCCAATCGCACCTAAATCTTTTATCTGGATCAAATTTAATAGATACCCACTTTTGCGACCAACAACATATATATTGTTGTTTGTATCTTTTACAAAGTTATTAGTTTTTAGATAAGACATATTTGGATCATTTGAATTCCAGGTAATCTGTTGTGTCATTGCTGCACCCCTCAAGATTGATTTATTTATACCTAGACTTTTTTACAGTTTCGACCGGGGAAATAAAACCCCGGTCTCATCAGTAGGATTTACATTCCCCTTAGTCGCCACATTAGCGACCAGGCAGTTTCGGTATTTCCGAGAACTTTGTTTAATCCTTCCCATTCACCAGCTAAAACTAGCATCCTATTGAAAGTAATATCTTGAGTAGCTAGATATTCTTCCAACTTTGCTATTCTTTCTTGTATTTCTGCTTCAGTCATTGTTGCACCCCTCAAACTTGTTTTAATGTGGGGATATCATTTCATACTAGAAATCATATGTCAAGTCTTTTTTGACACAATGTTAAAATTAAGAGAAACTTCTATGCGTGAATTATGACTGGATAAATTGCCTGGAAACTGGTGAAAATATGGCGGAATTAACAGCAAAACAAGAGACATTTATTGACCATTATCTTACCAATGGCGGAAATATTGGGCAAGCTTACCGGGATAGTGGATATAAATGCAGCACAGATGCCACTGCTTACGTTGGCGGATCTAAGTTGCTAAGAAATGGTAAGGTGGTCGACCGAATCTTAGCAAAAAAAGCGGATTCTGTAGCTAAGCAGCATGCTAAGGCTAAGAGAATTGACATAGATGAACAATGGTTATTAGCTGAATATATTGACACGATCCGCCTTGCTAAAGCTGATAAACAATATTCAGTAGTAAATTCGAGCATAACCAATATAGCTAAACTGTTAAATATCGGGTTCCTAGATCGTAAGGAACTAATGGTATCTGGTGAGATAAGCCACCTTCAACAATTGGATACTGAAACTCTAATGAACGCCTTGCAAACTGCACAGAAGACCCCAGCAATTGAGGGTGAATTTAGAACGGTAGGGGATGACTAGGGGATAGGTTGAAACGCTCTATATCTAATAGATAGCTAGTCAGGACAGGGATCGAAACCCCCTACTCTATTTGTGACTGAGAGAATCCAGATCGCCATGACTAGGAAGATTTTTTCTTACTATTATATTTGTGACTGAGCCGGGCAGTCTGGCTACAAATGGCTAGGAAGGGATCGACTCCAAAAGAGAAAGAATTTTTAGGAAGGAGTCCCTTTTTTTATTATGGTAGGGCCGAACCGTGGCCGCCCCCCGCCATCGTTAGATGGTGTGTACACCTCGCAACCGTTTTTGTGACTATTCCGTATTCGTTGTTTCTCATTCCGTCTTCGATGCCAGGTATTCCTTCTATTAGAGGAGAAGATCCATATACTCGGACTGTCCTGTTTCAGGCGTCCTACCTGTCCTGTTTTGTGCCTAGGGGGTATTCTGGTACCACTGCATAGTTCGCCTTCATAAATATATTT